ATTAGCTCCTGTTGATTTAGGCTTTTTAAGAAATAGCATATATTTAAAAGAAGAAAGTAAAAAGAAACAACTTATTTTTACAGTTGGAGCAAAGGCAAAATACGCTCCATATATTGAATTTGGAACAGGGACAGAGGTAACTGTACCAGCAGGATATGAAGAATTAGCTATCGTATTTAAGGGTAGAAATGCTGCAAGAGTTAACATTAGACCACAACCATTTTTAATACCTTCTTTTGAAGTAGAAAAGCCTAAATTAATAGAAAGAATAACTAAATTAGTAAAGAATGTTAAATCCTAATATAGAGATAAAAAAGTGGTTTTATACCAACTTGACAAGTGCAAGTGGATTAGTTGTTTACGATGGTTTTGCTCCAGAGGGTGCAGGAGATGAGTATATTGTTATGACTGGTAGGACATCAAGCCAAGATCAAGGCAAAGCAGGTTACACAAATAGTATTAGCATCGTTGTTGATATTATTACAAAAAATGCTAACTTTGGTTATAAACGTGCTGAAACTATAAGCGATTTAGTGTTGAATGATATAAACTCGGATACAGTTATAACCCTATCAAATGGGTTTACTGCTTCAAGTTTAAGTGTAGAGAGTATTAGAAACTTAGATGGCTTAAACCCTTTAGATAACGTTTTTAGAGTATTGATAACGTATAACATAATTATAACACAAATTTAAAATTAAATAAAATGGCAGAAACAAAAGTAAGCGGTAGAGATTATATCCTCTTAGCTGACATTAACAATGATGGAACATTCAAGCCAGTAGCTTGTTTGACTTCTAACTCTTTGACATCAACTTTAGGAACAATTGATGCAACATCTAAATGTGGAGATGAATACACTCCAAGTCCTTCATTCAATCAATCTTTTGAGTGTGAAGGTTTTGCGATTGATGAAACAGGAACTCCTGCAAAAGATAGTTACCAACAATTGTACAACGCACACGCTGCACAAACTTTGTTTGCAATTAAGATGGGTGTTGCTGCTCCAACTGCTGGTGATATCACTTATGGTGGTGCTGGTCAATTAGTGTTCATTAGCAACTTTGGTGTTAATGCTGCTGATAAGGATGATGTTAAATTTACTGCAACTTTCGTAGTAAGTGTTCCTCCTATTACACAAACTGAATACTAAATAAAAAACTATGTACGAATTAAAGACTAACAACAACACAATCCACCTAAAGTGGGGTACTTGGGCAATGCGTGAGTTTACTAAACAAAACAATATCGGCATTGATGAGTACTTCAAAGTTCTTGCAACGGCTCAAACAAGTTTAGATATAATAGTCCAGCTTGTTTACATTGGTTATCAATCAGCTTGTGTAAGTAAAAAACAAGAGATTGAATATAACATTGATGATGCTTGTGAATGGATAGATGAAGTGGGTTCTATTTTTAGCGAAGAAGGTCAAATTATTGACTATTTAAAATACATCGTTGAAAGTACAGTCCATACCGTTTCAGGTGTGAAAAAGGAAGAAGAAAAAAAAAAGCCTAACAAAGCTAAGCTGGGATGATATCTTAGTTAAAGCTGCTGAGTGCGGAATACGACCAAATGAATTTTGGGAAATGACTTGGAAGGACTTTTCTATTATCGTTTTAGGTAAGGAAAGAAACGAGTTAAACGAATGGGCAAGGACTAGAAACCTTGCCTATATTGTATACTTAAGTTCTACAACCGAGAAAACTCCTAAAAGTATGAAGGCTTTTTGGAGTATTCCAGAGTTAGATAAATCGGATGTTGATGAAGAAAGAGTGATGATAACACAGGAGCAATTGGCAAGAACACTTAAATTGTACGGAGCAAATAAATAAAGATGGCAGAAAATATAGATTTAAATATTAAGATAGGTGCTAACGTAACAGATTTACAAGCAGAACTTCAAAAAGCGGAGAATCTATTAAAACAATTTGAAGCCGCCTTAAAGAAAGCTACAAATGTTGGAGAGATTAATTATCTTAATGGTCAGATTAAGAATCTAAATACAACAATTAGTTCATTAGGTCAACAAATGAATAAGGTTGGAAGACCTGCTGCCGATGCTACAAATGCTTTAACAAATTTATCAAGAGTTGCACAAGATGCTCCTTATGGATTTATAGGTATTGCAAATAACTTAAACCCATTATTAGAATCATTCCAAAGATTAAGTAAAGAAAGCGGAAGTGCAGGTGGTGCTTTGAAATCAATGGTTGCAGGGCTAACTGGTCCTGCTGGTGTTGGTATTGCTTTGGGTGTTGTTTCATCTTTAGTTGTAGCATTTGGTGATGACATAGGTAATTTTATTACCGAAAAGATGCAAGGTTTAGGAGAAGCATTTACTGTTGAAAGTAATTTAATTAAAGAAAGTTCAAGTGCATTTGTTAAGGCTACAACTGATATTGACAAGCTAAAAAATAGTTTTGATTTATTTGAACAGGGTTCAATAACTAAAGAAAAGTTCTTAAAAGAGTTTAACTCAACTTTAGGAGATACGATTTCTAAAACAAATGATTTAGCTACTGCTGAAAGGTTTTTAACTGAATATGCCGATACTTATATTGAAATGACCTTTAAGAAGGCTATTGCAACAGAAGCATCTGCACAAGCAGCTAAAAAAATGCTTGAGTTAGAAATATCTAAAGGAGCTGCATTAAGTCCTTCATTTGGAGGAGCATTATCTGCTATTTTTGGTAATCCTGCAATGATTGGAGTTAAAGCAGCAGAAAGTAAATTAGCAATACAAAGTGGTTTGCAAGCACAAATAGACTTATTAAAGAGTCTTCGTAAAAAATATGATGAAGAAGCTAAACTTCTACAACTATCTCTAACTAATACATTTGGTACTGCTGATAACACATCAAGTACTAACACAAATTCAAAAGAAGTAGACTATGCAAGAGAAGAAAATAAAGCACTTGAATTAGAATTAGCCAAAATGAAGGCTTTAAGGGAAAAGTTTAATAAACTTAACCTTAAACCTATAATAGAAGTATATAACCCAGAAACAGATAAAGAAGAAGATAAAAGAAAAGGATTCTTTCAAAATAAAGCTAAGGAAAATTTAAATGAATCTAACAAATCAGGGTTGGGAGATTTCTTACAGAAAGATTCTAAAAAAAGATTAGCAGCATATAAATTAGAAGATGAAAAATTAGAACAATTAAAAAAAAGTCAAGAAGATTTTGCTAGTTCAATTTCCCAAAATGTTACAGGTGCTTTATTTGGTATGTATGATGCAATGCAGGAAGGTGCAACTGCTTCACAAGCATTAGGGGATATGTTTAGCAAATTATTAAGACAAATGGCAGAAATGGTTGTACAAGCAATATTATTTCAAGCTATTATGAGTGCATTAGGTTTGTCTGGTGCCGGTGGCGCTGCTGGTGGTGGTAAGTCATTTTTAGGAGGTATTGGTAAAATATTAGGTTTAGCAGATGGTGGACTTGCAACTGGTCCTACATTAGCAATGATTGGTGAAGGAAATGAAAGCGAAGCAGTTTTGCCTTTAAGCAAACTTGGTAATATTATGCAATCTTCATTTAATGCTGGTTCAATGAGTGGAACAAGTAGAAATTCTGGAGGGCAATTTGTTCTTAGAGGACAAGATTTATTATTAGCTACAAATAGAGCGCAAAAATCATCTAATTTAAAAGGACAATCAATATCTTTAGCATAATGCCATACGGACTAAGATATACAATAAGCCAAATTCTAAGAAATGAGAACACTCAAACGGTAGAAATTTATGAGCAAGATTATGTTGCTGGTGTAGTTAAAACTTACACTCCAACATCTATTATACTACAACCAAATTCAAGTGAAGAATATCCTTATCCTTCTATTATTAGTTCTGAATTAAATTTTAGTATAATATTAGAAACGCAAGACGATTACGACCAATTCCCAGACGTACTTAGTAAAAACGATAGAAAATATTGGGTAGTTTATAAAGAGGGTGATAATGTTATTTGGAGGGGGTTTTTATTTAACGATTATGCTCAAATAGGTTTTAGCACTGGAATAAACGAATCGTCTTTTGTTTGTATTGACGCAATATCATTTTTAGAAGATCAAGTTTATATAGTAGCTGCAAGTATTAATACAACTCAACAATGGTCGGAAATAGTTTTTGATGCTTTACGATTATTGGGTTACCCTGAAGACATTTACTTAGTTATAGCTTGTTCTTTTTATGCTGAAGGAATGTTAAATAGAGAAGATGGGTCTGCTAATGAACCTTTTTCACAGATATATCAATATAGAAGAGATTTTGTAGGATTAAGTTATTACGACATTATAGTTAATATGTTAAATACATACAATTG